GTTGACAGTCGCCAAAGCGTGACCAGCCGAGTAGATCGGAGCAACCGTAACAGTCGCAGCGCCGCCAGCCGATGCCGTAACGCTTGCGAGCGCAACGAACTGGAACAACGAACCTGTGCTTTCACGGGTCTGTGGGTTGACAGCAAAGCAGTCAGCTACAGTGAACACGTCGCCAGCAAGAACCGTCCCTGCGTTGCCCAAACCGGTCAACGAGATCGAAGTTGCGCCTTCAGCCGTTACAGCAGCAGCAGTCGTACCGCTGGTACGCGTACCGGTGGTGAACTGCTTGATGGACTGCGACATGTTGATTTCTTCAAAACCAAGTACGCCTGTACCCATCATGCCGTTCTTGAACTGCTTGCTGACAGTGTCGGTTGGGTTGAAGAGGCCCTTCATGCCTTCGACCAAACCAGCGTTAGCGGCTGGGTTGACAGTGGCATAACGTGGCGACATTACGGCAGCATTTTCGTTGAGCTTCTGCTGTGCAGCAAGAAGAACAGCCGAAGTAGATGGCGTAGTGCCGGGCGTACCAACAGTGTTGCCGATGGTTGCATACGCATTTGCAACGTCAGCGTCGATGCTGGAAGCAAGCTGCGAGATACGTGGCTTGAGAACGCGCTCTGCGAAATCGTCAAGCTGCATGGTCAATTCAGCAGTTGTGAAGTTAACGCCGATGTGCTTCTGGTTGGCAACGGTCAGAGTTGTGAACTGCTCGTTGTCGTCCTGTACCTGAAGGGCTGCGCCATCAGTTACAAGTGCGCGGTCTGGAAGACGGATACGCAGGGTTGAGCCAATCTTGGCGCCTTCAACAGCAAAGCTGTCGTCGTACTGACGGTTTACGTTACGTGTAAGAACAAGGTTGTTTTCGAGAATCTCAAGCGCCTTGCGCGTGATCATGTCGATTGTTAAAATCGAGTTAGACATGGTAATAATCCTAAATTATCGGTTGCGTTGTGCCTCGTACTTCTTGATCTGCCGTTGCCGTTCTGCCTCAATCCAATCTGACGTACTCATGGACTTTACTGACCGTGGGTCTGTCGTATCAAATGTCGGCGCACCAGAGGTGCGGGCAGTGACAGGTGCAATCGGTGCCGGGGCGTTGGAGGTTTTCTTGAACGTAGGTTCGGCTGAAAGCCGCGCCTCGATCATACCAATTTCCCTAGCTTGCAAAATGGGGTCCATACGCGAGATACGCTGGGCGTCTTTTGTGTTGATGCCTAAGTGATAAATCACATCGGGACCAATATCGGACGCTTGTATTGCCATCGCCATCGCGTCGGTGATTGGAAGGTTGGGGTTATAGGCGACTTGTTCAAAGTCGTCATATTTGTCCCGCGCCGCCTCTTCACGTTCGTGATAAGACTCTAGCATTGCACGTTGCTGGCTGTCCTTTTCACGGCGTGCCAGCAGTTCTTCGGCTTTACGCTCGGCCAAAACCTCTGCGTAATCCTCATAAGTCTCAAATTGATCAGGGGTAATGTCGTGGATCGGCGGCTGCCGTGCCTGCATTTCCTCTGCTCTTTGAGCCTGTTCGCGTTCCCATTTACGCTGCTCTCTTGCGAGTCGTTTGCCTACAATGGCGTCCAAGTCTTCTTGTGTGAAGGTCTTGGGTGCTTCCTGCTCAGCAGACTGCTCTTCCGGCGTCGTGTTTTCTACAGGCTCGATTGCTGCCGTGGCTTCGAGTTCTGGCGCGGAGGCATCCGCTTCGGTAAAGACATTATCGTCCATGTTTAACCCTTAAAGAGTTCCTGATGAGCCGCATCAGTACGGTTGGTGGCTAGACTACATCATTTGATGCAGTCTGGCAATCTTGTTACGCTTCTACTTCTGGCAGTGCCAGTTTAGCTTGCCCCGCGGCTTTTGCTTCTTCATACGCAGCCACTACGTCAGCGGTGTGCGCGGCGGCGCAGACAGCCTGCACGCGTGCATCTTCGGCACTGTAGTCATCGCCGGGGGAAACAGTGTGACTGTGGAATACTTCGCTGATCTGTTCGCCGTCTTCGAGGATGGCGGTCTTTGTGCGGACGTGTACGCAACCATTTTGGACAACTTCGATAAGATCGACCAATACATTTTTCTCTAAAGCCATTTTTATTCTCCTGTTTCTAGCTCATCTATCGCGCTAGGTTTTCAAAATTCATATATCATTAAAATGAAGTGAAAATAGCCGCGTAGGCAATGCCCGACCCTGTGGCAGCAAAAGTGATTGTTACTTCTTGCGCTCCGGCGCTTCCAGCAACTGAACTGATAGCGTTCCCCGGCGTAGTAAATGCCGTGGAGTCTTGCGCTACTGCTGTTCGACTGCCGCTTGCTGCAACGGAACCTGACCACACCGAGTGCCATGCACCGCCAGCAGTGGCTTTAATAACCAATTTACCACCTAGCCATCCGCTAGGAAGCGTCAATACTACAGCCGCAGCAGAAGTTGTGTTGCCGCTATAAACAAGAGATACCGGCCAATAACCACCAGCAGTATTGATTGGTTGCTCTACAATGCAAGCAGTTACGGTAGACGCTGTGGTCGATACAAAAACCGTATGACCCGTGCTTCTGTAGTAGTTATTTTTAATGTTCAAAAATGAAGCTGTGACGCCAACAATGCTGATTAACGGTGTCGTTGTGCTAGTCGGCGTGAGCAAGTTGTTTTCGGCTACTGCATAGCTGACGTTACCGCCTGCAAAGCCAAATTGCATCCCTGCGACACTAAACCCAAAAGCGTTAGAATTGATTAAAACGCCGTTTGTGTCACCGCTAACTATCAGCGCAGTATCGCAATCGTCAGATACGTTTCCTGTGATTGTAATCTCAGACGCTGCGCCATTAATCCGGTTTGAATGGTATCCAGTTGTAGCGCCGTTAACCGTGTTACCGACCACAGAGGTGCGATTAGTGGTTTCTAGAAAAACACCTGTCAGGACGTTACCGATGGTGTTTCCGCATATCGTAATTAGTCCGTTATCAGGGCTTGTGTCTCCGTCATCGCCATAAACGTCGATCCCGTTATCAACGCACGTTGTGATACGATTGTTGTTGATAGTCATGAAAAGGCTATGCGCTACTTGGATGCCTATGTTTGTGCAGTCGCTAACAAATGTGTTTACGATGGAACACGCTGTGTGGGTTAACCCAGTTACAGGAACTAACTGAATACCCATTCCGTTTGAATTGAAGGAGTTAATTCCGTCAATGGTAACATTATAGGTGCAAGTCAGGTATATGTTGCTGGCCTGCGTGTTGGCAATCTGGTTAGCCTTATTGCCATCGACAGTGCCTTTGCCAACAATGGATGCTCCGGTTAGGCCTGTATCAAGCGATCTGATTGCGCCATAAAAAGCACCAACGCCGTAAGCGTTGTTTTTAACCTTCAGTGTGCCGTCAAGCTGAAGAACAACATTATCTTTTAAAACAATGCCCGCTACGCCGGTAGCTATGCCAGTTACAGTAACCGCGCCCAGCAGATAGGTTCCGCTTGGAACCACCACCACTCCACCGCCAGCAGTAAAGGCAGCGTCAATAGCTGCCTGAATAGCCGCTGTATCGTCCGCTACGCCGTTGCCAACAGCGCCGTAATCAACAACATTGAGCGGAGCGCCTTTAATCAGGGAGTAGGTAGCTTTGGTCAATGTCATGTTATGCCCCCAGAGGAGTGTAATAGATTGCGTATGTGATGAATGTGTTGGCAGCTACAGGCGTAATAACAATACCGCCGCCAGACGCAGCGACCGTTAATATTGGGTCAGCAGTTAAAATTGCTTTGCTGGGTGTGCCGATTGCAACAGTACCACCGCGCTTTACAAACGGGAGCGTGTATGTTGTCGAGCCTATACCGGGCTGTATTGCCGTGATGACAATAGTCCCCCCACGGGTATCGTCTGGAGTAACTGTCTGCGCCGTGCCTACGTTGTTAAATGAACCCGTCAGTACAGACTGAGAACCGCCGGTCAAAGCTGTCCCTACCGTGCTAAAGTTTAACGCAACTGATCCTGTTGAATTGGTAATGCCTTTGCCAGCAGTGCCGAGTACGAAGTTGCCGTTGCTGTTGGTAATATTGCCGTCGAAAAAGACTAAATTTGTGGTCGCCTTACCGAATATGACCTTACTGATGGTCATATTCGTGTCGATATTATCGGTAATGGTTGTAAAATACCCAGTATCAGCCGTATTTGGTAAAAGTTTAAGGGTTCTAGCGGCATAACCGCTGCCAGACACTTCAGCATCTGTAGCCGTCAATTTGGCCGTGTTTACGTTTCTACCCGCAGTCAAATCGGAAACAGCGACTTTAACTGTCGAACCGCTTTGAACAATCGGTAAAACTTCGCTTCCAGCAAGCGGTGTAGATGCTCCTGTTAAGGCAGAGATTTTTTTATCAGCCATGATCTAATCCTTATGTTTGGTTTCCGACAACAACACCGTCCGTATCAGAAGTTGGAGCGCCATTTTTAATCCGTAAATCGCCTGTTACGTCAACCCAGAGATGATACGCACCTAGTTTTAATTGGCCGGGGAAATCCCAGTTAGCGGCGAAAGCCTCATGGTTGTACGTTCCGTTTGGATCGGGCAGACCTTTATTGTGTAGGATATACGTTGTTCCAGACCCAGCCGTACCCGTCCAAGGCGTTGCGTTATCTTGAAATACGTTAAACGCCATGTTCAAGGCTACGTTGCTTGAACTAAAGCTGTTGATGCCTGTCGTGTTTGCAAAAACAACATTTCCAAGCAAAGATGTTTTTGTTGTTGTGTCTAAGCCAATACCTGTGGCGCAATAGCTGATCTGGTTTCCAGTGACAGTCACCCCAAGGGAGTCTAGGCCAACTACGGCAATCCCTTGTACGTCCTGCGAATAAATGCTGTTTCCACTAATAACTATTCCGTCACGAGTAGTGGCTTCAGAAACCGCCGGAGGAATGACAGCGACAGGGCCAACAATAACGCCGTATTCGCCATCTGCAATCGTGTTGCCAGTAACCGTAACGCGCTTTGGTTGTGATCCGCTATTAGGGTGCTGAAGAACGGAAATCCCATATTCATTTCCAAGAACAAAATTTCCTGTGATAACGGCATTTTTTGCGCCAGCAGCATCAATGCCCGGTGCGTACCAATTTCCGCTAATCTTTTGACGCT